GCTTCGGAATCAAGTTTCCGAATTTCTGCTTCTATTTTTTCTACTTCCAGTTCCTGTAGTCTAACAGCTAATGGATCAGGTTGCTGCTCGAACTCTTTAATCTTCTTAGCCAATTCAGGCATCTTACGTAATCTGGCGATGTCTTCAAGTACTAATTGAGACATCTCCATTGGCATAGAGTTTCCCATAGTTTGTAACATGAATGCAAGTTCTTGCGCTTTAGCATCATCTGTCTCTGCTGTACTGATGTGTAATTTGATGTCTACACGTCCAGCTAAATCGTCTCTTTTGATCGTAACAAAATTTTCATTTGTAACACGTATGACCTCCTCATCAGATAAGAACTCACCATTCATGGACATAACTTTACGCCCAATATCAGTCATACCCTTAGCAAGTCTACGAAGTATACCAAGTTCACGTTTACTAGCGGCATCCAAAGCACTTCTGGCTGCAGTAGCAGATCTACCAAGACCTTCACCGGAAATACCAGCGGAACTGAAGGCCTTCACACCTGTAAGACTTTCAGCTTCAATGTTCTGTAGATTCAGCATATACTGCGCTGACTGAGGGATTTCAGGATACACATGCGTATGAAAGGCCGTTCTTGGATCGGCTATTTGCGCATTAAAAGAGTAATCCAGACCCAAGTCATACTTGCGCTGGTTTGTTACATCAAGTGCATCCTTTCTAACGCCCGTCTGGCCGGCAGCCGATCGACCCATAATATCGAGCATTCCCCGCGTTACCGCTCCCGCAATCTTTTGATTATCTTCTAGTAATTCGCCATCAGGCTGACCGTATACATTTTTGCGTTTAGGTAAATACTGAACCAACACAAAGGGGAGACCCTCATCGGGGAAAGGTGAGGCTTCCATCCGAATCATAGTACTCCCCACCCAAGTACTCACTATAGGCTTGGTTTGACCATTTCCGTCGATATCCCAAAAACCCCAATATTCATATGCATGAAATTTCTTACGTGGTTTATCGGTGAAGTTAAAACTGGACACATCCTCCTTGTGATGTTGTTCAGTGGCATTCTGTATTGCATTATCTTCAACGCGAATTACATCTAAATTACTATATATGCCTTTTTTACGTAGATCGCTTAAATTGGTTTCAAATTTGAATATAACAAATTCTGCTTTAGAAATATCACCTTTACACGTAGGGTCAATTACTATTGATGCAAAATCACACACTTCTATTGTTGGTTGATTACGGATTGTCTGCATAACAACTTTAGTGCCGTCCTGTACGGGTTTAGCAGGTATACCCATCTTACTAGACAATTCAACAATTTCCATGAGATCCTGGGGTATTTTATCCGCTTCTTCAGGATTCTCAATAATAGTTTGCATTGTTTGTTCGACAATTTCTATTAATTGTGGATCTGTAATACGCTCAGCAACCATCTTGGGAACTGTGACTTCTTTTTCAACAAAATCCCATCCTGTACGTACAATAACCGTGCCTTCATCTACAGCGGTACGCACATATTCATCTATAAAGGAAACTTTATCAATCTTAGTATTGAATTGGTTGTTGAGGACAAGACCATTCTGTATAGCCGCATCAGTATCTTCCCAAGTGACTGGATCCGTTTTGAAAATATTTTCATCACTGAGAAACGCTTCAGAGAGAGCGGAATAACGCCATTCGGCTTGTTTACGTATAAGTTTTGGTACTATTGTGGAACGACCTTTCACCTTTTTGATCTTAGCTGTGCCGGTAACATTCATGTTATCCAGCCAATTAGTAACGTCCATAACATGACCATCATGGTGAGATGAAGCTTCCTCAAGATCTTTTTTAAGATCCTCGACGGTAGGTTCATTCTTCCAATTTGTCATAGGAGGACGCTGTACTTCTTCTTCTTCTACGCCAAGTTCATTAACAATATCGACCATTTTTAGTACCTGTTTATATAGTGTTTAATTCGTAAATTAAACAGTTTGTAATACTATTTGACCTCTAAGACCTTTATGCATTCCGGATTTATAAATAAAAGGGAACGTGTTTTCTTTCATTAAATGTTCTATTCCATACCTATCTCGTTGTTTACGGTGATAGAGATTGTATTGTGGTCCAACCAGTCTAGTGTACCAGAGTATAATATCGCTTACATCCGATTCCATAACTCTCTTATCATCTAACGACAACATACCGGAAAAAACATCTGGATAATCCGTGATAACAAAATCTGCTGCAACCGTGTCATACCAGTAAAAATGTGACAAATTACCTGAATCTGTCCAAAATATATTAGGACGCCCATTCTTATCAAAAGCAAATGAGCAGCGTATAGAATCCTGTCCTGATAATATTATCACAGGAGATCCAGTTGTTTCTGGTGTAAGTGTGAAATTACCAGAAACGATTGTTAATGCCCAAGACTGGTATTGAATACCTTCGGATAAATCTGTTATAGCAATGGGTCCATTTTCAAAATCTGTATTTATATGACGTTCCTTACTATCTGGGTACAAATAACTATTTGTAACAAGAGTGGTAGATAAGCGGTCTTCAATAATAGCCATTACGGTATAATCTGTTCTGTCCAGCCAAGGATACATTGTATATTAATGTTTTTTGAATCTATCTTAGGGATACCATTACCTGGGCTTGATTGACTATCAAACTGAACTTGATAATAACCACCAGTTGTGCAGCACCGGACAGAACGTAATAATTTGCCTGTAAGTTGATTCCAACCCCCTGGGCCAATGAATTTTCCAAAGGCTATTTGATAACTGTTTTCAGAATATGCGCTTGTATAACCTTCAGCTGTATCAGCGTTTATAACAACACCAGATGGTGTTTGTTCTAATGTGCCTAAGTCATCATTATAAGATGCCCAATCAGTAACAAAATTACCGAATACTTGGATTTTATCACCACAATGAATACCCCAGGCATTCGGACTTGTAACTTGGCATGCTTTGATTATGTAATCATACGTTACACCATCAAATACAACTGTTCCTGTGGAATTACCTAATGGTGGGTAATACCGTATTTCTATAACTGCATCCAGTATTTCATCAACTAACGGTGTAACTGTTGTTGGGTTACCGTCAGTATCAACAATCAAAGCTCTTGTTGCTATATTGCTGCCAGATGCTGCAGACCATCCAATAGCAATTTCACTAAGTATTGCATCTGTTGTACCTACTGCAAATCTAAAGCGCTTTCTGCGCCAACCATAATATGGAGTAATGCCCTGAGCTCCAGATTGATCTTCCTCAATCGTTGAAGTACCAGCTTTAAAACCAAGTAATGCTGTATGACCAGCTACTGGCACTGTATTATCCGTGCCCACTTGTACGGCCGTAAACCAATCTTGTTTGGCCATTTCATTACGACCAGATGTGAGTATGGTATTACCAAACTTACCTGTTAAAGGTGTTTCTTTGCCTGTTTGCGGATTAACACTTATTAATTGGTATAAAATCTTTATGCCAACTTGAAAATTCAACTGATTCATTATGGCACGTAAACTCCCCAAACAAGTTTGAGTGTAATGCTCATTATTTTTGTATTATCTTTGGGTATACCTCCGCCAATATCTGGACCAGTTGTTGCAGCAAAAGTCCATTGATGTTTATGGGATGCATGACTTGGTAAAGTAATAACAGTGATTTTTTCTGCAGTTGTATTACAATCATCTAGGCCTACATCAAATCTACTGTCTATAAAACCGGATCCACTAGATATAGGGACTTTAACAGCAGTGTCATCTTGATTACCACTTGGTATTGTATCCAGTAATCCAGCTTTTGCCCCATCATATACTTTAAAATTAGAAGGGGTGCTTAGGTTAAATTCTGCTTTTGCGAACAAACTAACATTGACAGTTGCGCTCACATTAAAGAATGAATGTTCCCAATCGTATGACACACCATTTATTGATACAGAACCTGTATTGGCAACTAGATCTGGGTATATATAAAAACGGTAAAAAATATCCAATACTTGATTAGCGGCCTTTACTATAGGC